AGAAGCAGTTTAATACTAAAATGGCTGACAGATATCTATACAAGCGTACCCACACCACCGATGAAGGTTTCGAGATTGAGATGCACCTTCCAGGCGTTGGTAAGGACAATATTCACATCATGCTTTCTTCTGACGATCACGAGGTGACAGTGGGTTATGGTGAGAATAAGAGTACCTCATTCGATTTACCCAGTTACGTGGATGTATCGGATGAGGGGTACAAGGCGAGTTACGTGGACGGCGTTCTTCGTCTGTTCTTCAAAATGCGAACTTCGGACAAGAAGCGTCGCGAGATCAGGCTTGATTAGACGAACATTGTTCCACCAAGGCCACCTTGGCATCTAAATAAATTGAAACTTGTAGCATATAGACGGGCTTTCCTTGTAACTGAATTATCAACAAGAGTTAATTCAAATAATTGTTTAGAAATACGACTCATATTGACGGTTCCTGAAGGAAACGGTCCCGAATCCTGTCCTACACTAAATATATTCACCTTATAACTCGGTGTTTGTACATAGTGTTCATAAGCTTGAATGGCTCTCATTGTCATTTGATCAATGTCAAAATAGTTTTGACCATTGAAAAACAGCTTCCATCGCGTGACTTGATCGTTTGAAAAACTTGAATATTCACCTGCGTCAACACCTGAACTGTAGTCAAATAATCCCGCAGTACCTGAGTCATTCTGCACGACCAATAAAAATTCCTTTACTGGATTTTCAAATTCGGTTCTGAAACGTATTTGATTGAGATCATTTAAAGTCACGCGTGCCAACTGGGTTTGTTTTATGATGTAATCCAATTGTTTACCGAGAAAGAATTTACGATGTTCATTTTCAAGATAAATTGCTTGTAAATTGAGTTCCATTTTTGGTATTCCAACATTTCCTAGTTCTGATTGTTTTCTAAGAAAAACTCTAACTTCGATACGATGGCGATTTAGGGCAAGAAGTGGGAATGAATTTTCGTAACCTCGTCCAAAAAAAGGCAGTTCAAGTGAACATGCGGTTCCAGGAACAATTGTGCCATAACTTGTGGGTGTAACCGAACGATTTAACAATACATCATTACTTTGGCGAATTCTTTGTGAATCTGTTAGATCGGACATAATGGCCATATATTCTCCAGTAAGGCTGACTATGGTTTGTCCTCCGACAACGAGGTCGGCTCTTTCTACAAATGAATGAGCTGTATCTTGTGGAAATGGTTGATTGGTATCAAAAATAAAATTTAAAAAGAATCCAGAAATAATGTCACATGTGTCATTATCTACGGTACATATTATAGATTCTCCCCAGTAAAAGTTAGAATCAAAGGGAAGTCTTAATATTTCAGCAGTATATTTCGCACGATCTGTAAATACCTTTTGATAAAATGATACTTCAGGGTTCCCAGTTAAAAATGTATCCTGAAATCCTGTGACAGCAAGCTGCATCTTATTATGATGTGTTAAAAAAAGATTCAAAAAAATACGTGTAGACTAATAGACATGAATGTTCAGCTTAAAAAATTCAACCCAGCTTCAATGGGCGATGACAAAGTTTGTGTATTTATTGGAAAGCGTGGCACAGGAAAATCAACCTTGGTGACAGATATTCTCTATCATAAAAAACATCTTCCCGCGGGCGTGGTGATGTCAGCGACAGAAGAAGGAAATCACTGGTATCAACAGTTTATCCCCGACTTATTCATATACGGTGAATACGACAAGGATATTATAGAGAGGGTTATCGACAGACAGAGAAAAATGGTGAATATGAAGCCACCTCCTGGTAGGAGCGAATTAACATCCAGAGACATTGGAGCTTTCATACTCATGGATGACTGTATGTACGATCGACGGTTCCTAAAGGATGCATGTATTCGCCAGTGCTTCATGAACGGTCGCCATTGGAAAATTTTCTTTATGTTAACGATGCAGTACTGCATGGACCTCAGCCCTGATTTGCGCGCGAACGTCGATTATGTATTCATCGCTCGAGAAAATGTAATCCAGAACCGAGAAAAGTTATATAAGGCCTTCTTTGGCATCTTCCCAAATTTCGACATGTTCAACCAGGTCATGACTGCGTGTACTGAAAACTATGAAGTTTTGGTTTTGGACAACACCAGCAAGTCCAATCGGATCGAAGACTGTGTATTTTGGTACAAGGCCAAGATACACAAAAATTTTCGTGTTGGTTCGCAACAATTTTGGAACCTTCATCAAAAGACATACAAAAAAGCAGGAGGAGCCATTAAACCAGGTCAAGATCCTAATGATGTGAAACGTAATCGCAACTCTCAAACCCTACAAGTGAAAAAGTTGAAATAATTATTCAGGGTTAACAACAAGTCCTAATTGGGCATTCGAAACAGAGGTACGACAATGGAGGACAAGGCTGTTGCTCTCATGACAAACGCGCTCAACTCGACAGGTTTAGTGAGCGAAGCCAAGGTGAATACTTTGGCAACTCATCTATCCAAAGGAGCCAAAAACTGGTGCATAAAGCAAATGAAACCTGGCGACGTGAACGAAAATCAGAAGGAGATACAAAAGTACAACTCAAAGTTGTGGACGGAATACCTCGCAAAACGGAACTACATTTTCGATACTACCGAAAATGGAATAGTCAAGCGCAGGACTCCACTAGTGATAAAGCAAGAACGTCTTTTGGAAATCAAAAACCAGATGATTGGCGAAACCTTTGTGCCACCCACCAAAAAGATCAACAAGAGACTTTTGGACCAGGCTCGTCTCAAACGTCTACTCAATTTGGTCAAGAAAGACATAGAAGAAATAGATACGGAGATGAAGGGTTTGTCCATGATCAATCAAAATTTGGAACACTACTTCATTCGTAGACCTTCCTTCAAGCCCAAGATCTTCATCAACCAGGAAGAAGAATACCTCGACCTTCCCAACATCACCAAAAGAAAACGTATTCTCAAGCGACTTTTGCACCTTCTGAATATGAAACGTTTCAAAAAAATGCAAAACATTCGTGAAAAACTTACCCAAGTTCGCAGGGACACGATGACCAAACTGGTTCAGTTGCGACGTGAAATCTTCATAAACTCGGAAGAATGTTGGGTGCGTGCAGAAAGGGCATCGGTTTTTGACAAAAAACATGCTAATGACGAACTCAAAGCCGAGCACGCCAAGCTCTCGGAACACATTTCATCAAATTTGAGTGACTACATGATCGAGATTCCAAAACCATTCAAAAATGCCACGGTAATATCCGAGAGAGATACACGAGCAAATTGGAAAAATCCAGATTTTGTAAGACTTTATACAAGCCGTGTTCGTTCACTGGTCTACGCTATCCGCAACAACGACAAGTCCAAGTTTCTGGACAGAATCAAATCAGGCGAACTCAAGCCCAATACATTCGACACCAAAGAGATATGGGATCTTTGGTACCAGGAACCCAAAAAGGAGGTGGTGGAAAAGAAACCAGAAGAATACGACGATGGTATGTTCAAATGCGGCAAGTGCAAGTCCATGAAAACCTCATACGTGGAAAAACAGACGCGCAGCGCAGATGAGCCAATGACCTTATTCATCACCTGTAGGTTGTGTGGTCATGTAATGAAACGTTAAAGAATAAACATGGAAGGTATTTAGAATGTGTAGCATCTGTGGCGAAGAAATTCAATTTGTCTGTAAAGCCAATGTACGTTGTGGTCATCACGTTCATCACGAGTGTCGTCTCGATCTCGTTCCATTTACAAAATGTTCAATATGTAATAGATTTATAATTGATAAATTTGATGTCCACTTGAGTGACAGAGATGAATTTTGTCACAAGCGTTGCGAAACAAACGCACGACGCTACTATCCACCTTGTCCAGTGGAAGGATGTGGTATGGCTCTGCATAAACACCATGTCATAACAAATAAACAATGCCAAGAACTCATTATGGAACTCGAAGGAAAGACGTATGAAGAACGCATGGCGATCTACCTTTCTTACGGATTCCGCGAAGATGAACTAGGCGGTGAAGAACTTGATGAAGAAACATGGAAAAGGATTCAAACAATCATTTCAGCCTCTTCGCAGGAAAAGGAAACCGAGGAAGAACGTATTGTGATACCAAAAGAACCTAAACCTAAACCAGTCATCAGTCTCCCAAAAACGTTCGAACCCAGAGAACTTGCTCCAGGTGAGAAATACAAACCACCAAACAAGTCTAGACAACCCCAAGAACATGGAGCTTCTCTAAAAACTCTAGTTCCTCACTCTGTGAAGGGTAGGGTTCATGCGCCCCCTCAAGAAGATTTTGCTTTATTTTCGCAAGGTCCAATCTAGAAAGCGTCACCGACCCAAGTACATAGTCCTCATAGGCCTCGGCGACCGCTGGAATTAGTGGCTTCACCAGGTCATACATCGCCTTTGCGTACAACTGGATCTCTGGTTGGGCATGACTGTCCATCCTGAGACGCAGATAGTGAAGAAGATTGTGTAGATTGATCTTCCAGTAAAACTCGGTGTAGGTCGATAGGGGTAGATGCTCCCGAGCAGTTTCCCTGGCTACCCCGTGATCAAGCAAACGTTGATAGACCTCAAAGGCCTGTTCGCATGAAGCCTTCTGGTCCCTTAGTAGTACCATGGACTCGGGCGAATCCAGAACTCCGTCGGAACCCTGATGGTTCACTTTAGACTGGCCACGGAACTCTGCTGGAACGTGGAACTCCTCGGGCAGCTGCGAATAGCGACCCGAAATTTCATTGATGCTGGCGGTTCGGTGACGCATGTGCTGCCGAGCCAGAAAGATGGGCATCTTAATGTGAAACTTGAAATCGACCATCTCAAAGGGGGTTGTGTGGGCGTGACGGAGCAGGTAGCGAATCAGACCGCGGTCACTCCGAACACTCTTTGTGCCTTCTCCATACGATACTCGGGCGGCTTGAACTATGGCGTGATCAAGATCCTCCCTCGGCATTGTATCGACAAGACGTACGAACCCATGCTTCTCAACACGGATTTCAGACATTTATACTACTATCGAATGAATTCTCTAATTAACATCCAGATATTGTTGGATTGCCTTTTTCTTTCCAGATTTCTAAACCTCCTTCTAGTACGCAGATATTTTTAAACCCGAATTTATTCATATAAACCTTTGCTATGTTCGCAACAAGCGAATCTTTCTCGTCACCGTAAAGCATGATTGGGTGATCAAACCCTGGAAATTTTAATCCAGAAGTGGTAAAAATACCCTTTCCACGTTTCTCTATATCTTCATATCCAAAATCCGATTTTTGTAAAATATCATAAATTCGGTTTAATTCTGACATAGGAAGGTTAATTGATTCTGGAAGTCTACATTTATGATAATTTTTATAAGAACCTATATGTATTAATATCATTATACTGTTTATTCATAATTTCTTACGGCGAGAGCGACGGGGAAGCGAGGAACGCCGTCTTGGGTGAGTCCCTGAAATTGAACGGTGAGCATCTCGCCCATCAACTTGCCTCGGTTCTTCCACAGCTCCCGTCGGCTCTCCATGGTCCCCTTGGGTCTGGCCTTGAACGTGTCTCCGTCCTTGGTCTCGCAGATCCAGATGGGTGTCCCACGGTCCTTGCCTTCTGCCTCCTCGGCTCCCACAATTTCAAACTCCTCTGTCATCATCTTCTTGTACTTGATGCACTGGGATGACCTCTTATTGAGCAAATAGGGACTATCGGCCACGCGCACCACAACGCCTTCGTGACCCTCAGCCACAAACTTGTCGTGATACCTGTCTGCGTCTTTTGCAGTACCTTGATAAGCTGGAACGATCTTGATCATGGGGTGGTTGATTGACTTGATAATTTCCTTGAGTCTCTCGTAACGTTCCATAAAGGGCATTTCCAGTTGGCTGAGACGAAAATAGTCAAAACAGTGAAACTCCAACTTGGGTGCATAGGGACTCTCCGAACCGCGGGCAGCACTGGTGATCTGTTCAAAGTCCAAGTCCTTGCAAAAGAGTTCACCGTCCAAGAACTCACCCTCCTCCAACTTTCCTTCCAATGCCTTTTCCAGATGGGTCAAATGTTCAATCCTTTGTTCATTCCTGGATTGAAGCAAAAGTCCTCCACCCGAAAAGCCACCGAGCATCCTGACTCCATCCAACTTGGGCTGAAAGCGAATGTCACCGTCGATTCCATAGGACCTCGCGCTGAATGAATAGAGCAGCATAGGTCTGAGGACAACTTCAGACCTTAGCTGAATGTTGTCCATGTACCCCAACTTGACCTGTTTTCGCCACATCTGAGCGGCTTGCTCTTCAATTGGAGTCTTACGTTTGGCATCTGGAGGGCGTTCTGTAACGGATCTTTTACCATCGATAAGACCTGTTGTTCTTCTAATCATTCCATTGACGACCTCGACTTGCCAAATGCGAGTCTTTCCTTTGGCATCTTTGCCATAAAGTGCAGGAAAGAACGTCATTTAACTAATATAGTGTTTTTTGTTTAAACTCCAGTGGAACCGAAGCCTCCTACACTTCTAGGTCCCAAACCTAGATTCTTCGCGTGATCAATCAGGTCTGGCTTGAACTGATGATCTGGTAGTTCTGACGGATCGGGGGCCACTGGAGGATCCTGAATGGGAATTTGTGGATACAGCTCTGGGTCCTCAACAAGGTCGCAATGCTCATAACGTTCCATGATCAACTGAGCGATGCGATAACCCTGCTTGATATGAAACGGTCGGTTTCCGTGATTGAACAGAACGACCCTGAGTTCTCCCTCGTAATCTCTGTCGATGAC